AACTGGCGAAACGTAAACTACGGGAGCACGTTGTTGCCCGTAAACAGTTCAGGCGCAGCGGTTAACGCAACAATTGATCTCGGGAGTTCAAGTAATGCGTTTAAAGATGGTTTTTTTTCTGGGAAAATAAAAATTGGAGCTCAGCCGTATTTTTTAGCAGATAGCGGAAGCGCGGCCACTACAGGGCGCGTCACAAATATTGTGCAGGTTGAAAATGTAGGCGTTTTTGTTTTGAGTTCTGGAAAAATAACCGTTCCCGTTTCCGGGATCTACAATATTGCGGTTTCGTGCAGTTTCCCAGCTGAAGCAAACTTTGAAGCCCGTCTAACTTTAAACCAATACAATTCCGCTGATTCACTTTTGAGGGGATGGAATATCGCGTCTAATTACGCGGCCGGGGGCATTGACAGCAAGCCAAGCAGCCATTCTGGGGCCGCAATTTTAAAAATGGCATCCGGGGATTATCTGTCGCTTGACTACTACGAGGCAAGCGGAAGCCCAAGCGTTTCCGATGTTCAGATATCAATAATGGGATGGCCATCATGACAGCCCTAGAGTTCCACATTAAACAAATAAAAAAAGGAAAAAAAGCGAACATCGCTACCGGGCTGCTTTTATTCATGGACGGAGAAACATCCATTCACCAGTTCGCCGCAAACTCTGGCGGATGGGGGAGCGGCCCTTTACCTTTTGGCGAATACAAATGCCACGCGGCAAGGGCGTTGCCATCTAACTCACCCGAGGGGCTAGGGACCTGGATAGTGGGCCTAGAACCGCTATTTGAGACCAGCAGATACAACCTTGCCATCCACAAGGACGGCGGCGTGCCTGGAACGCTTGGGTGCGTTGGCATAACCGAGAAAGATATGCTATGTTTTGAGTTGCTAAAAAAATACTTACCAAAAAGGCTGAAAGTTTATGATTCAAGAAATTCTTGACGAGAGAGAAAAGACGCATGGTAATTTTGACGACGTTTCGGAAGTTTATAAATTTCTTATGACGTCAATAAAAGACAGGCCAGACATAAGCCCACCCGCTATGTTGGGTTTGTCAATGATATTCCAAAAATGCGCGCGCATACTAAGTGGAGACCAACACTTTGCGGACCACTGGGCAGATATTGCGGGCTATGCTGAATTATGCCGCCAGCGTTGCCGATAATGGACATACTTAATTTAGTAGGAAGCGCATTTGCCGGCGGTGTATCTTCGGTAATGTTGCTCTATCGCCTTTTTCCGTCAAAATCAGAGTTTGAGAAATTAAGTGCCCAAGTCGATTCAATGAAAAAAGAATACGTCACAGAAGAAAAATTGCAACTAATTTTAACAAACATCAAATACCAATTAGAAACGATTGTTTCTTCATTGTCCGAAATAAAGGAAAAACATGGAGGACAGACTAGGTCTTGATAAATTTGAAGAGCTTTTTTGTATGATAAAAAAACTTGACGAAAGAGTGTTAGGCCTTGAAAGAGAGCTGAAAAACGTGCAATGCGCAAACGTTTCGCAAACAATTATCATAGACCGCGCAATATCTAACGTTGGAAAATTAATAAAAGAACTGGGGTCTATAAAATGAAATTCATCATGTCCGCACTTGGAGCCGCCGGTGGTAGTCTACTCAACTGGGCGCTTGGAAGCATTATCCGGTCTTTTGTAGAAAAAGAAGTACAGACCCATATTGAAAATCTAACGCACGCAGTATCCGCAAAGATGGGTTCAAGTATATCAAAAATTGACGACGATAATCTTGCGCAAGCAGCAAAATACGCAGTCCGTTATGTGGCAACTAATTTTCCAGATATCAAAAACGATGAGAAATTACAGAAATCGATTGATACTTTTTTGACATTGACCCCACCCGCCGTTGATTTTTTTATCTCAGACGACGCGGTGAGGGGTATGATTGAAAAAGCTTATCGCGAATTTAAAACGGATCTATCCAACTTGTAAAAGTGTTACCTTGAAAATGTACAGCGGACTATTGCCGCTGCTAGTATATTTTCATGGGTACTTTTCAACATTAAAATATGTGGCGTTTGTTTTTTAAACAATGCCGACGTTAAAAACAAAGAAAAAACACACGTTAAAAAAACAAAAATAATCATTTCAATTCCCCTAGACTCCATTCTGATATGCAACTATCGAAGAACTGGCGTTGCTCTGGGTGCCAATGCGGGGCTTCGCTAACCCGTAAATTGTCGCATGTTATAGCACCACCGCGAACTAAGTTGCTATAAACGCCATGTCTCACATATTGCCGCACTAGTCCAAACTCCCTGGCCTCAAACGCGTGCGGACTCTCTACAAGCCGCGGCATTAGTTCGTGTACACCACCAGCTTTTGGGGATAAATCGTCAATCTCAAACATACCTCCATCTACGGGTGTAGTCGGGCTGTATGACCTTACATCATCAATAACCCGTGCAGTTGCATCGTCAAAACGCGCCAGCATAATTTTGGACTCTGAAATTCTCGATACTGAAATAAACTTTTTCAAAATAAACACCTCTTATTTTTTTACGAAACCGACAACGACCAACCAGAATATCCATGTGAAACGTAATAGGAATGTGGGCTGCGTTTGTTCATTTGCTCACAAACGGCGTCAATTAATGGTTTGGAGCCGTGTATCATTAGTTCAGCGGGCCTAATGCTTCCAGATGCAACAAGGCCCGCTACAAGCTCATTAGCGTGCTTCTCAAGATGATCAAAGTCTACGCCAATCAAAAGTTTCCTGTTTATTATTTTCATTTTTCCTCCTAATTTCTTAATCTTTGCAAGATTGTACCAAATAAATTTTATATCGTAAAGCCTTATTTATATCGTTTACAAAATAAAAGTAATCCGTTATACTGTAAAGAATAGGAGGTGATTAAAATGGCGCACAAAATAACAGTTGAACAGATAGAGGAAAAAATAAACCTGGCCGGAAGCCGCACAGAACTCGCAGAAATACTTGGCGTAAGTAAACAATATTTAGACTTTTTTCTAAAGAAAAATGGGCTTAAAATTGATTCGAGCTTGCATTTTAAAATTAATGAAGGAAAATAAATGATTCCAACTTTGGCGGTCTCTGATTGTATAGAGCAAATTGATAAGATTCAAAGACGCACCCGATTAATTTACCAAACCCAAATGACTGGGTTCACAGAAAAAGAAATCGTATCCGCCGGGTGGGCTGTGTGCGATATTTTAAAAAAACAATTCAAAAACAAAATGCTGTTTTCTTTGAGTTGCTCTGACGAGCAACTCAAGATTTTTGCCCAAGAAATATAAAATTTAATTCCTAGATCTTTCTGGCCCATAAAGCAAAATGTTTGTAAATACGGCTTCAGCTTCTTCTTTGCTGTAACAGACGCAGCATACGTAGCCCTCCGAGCACAGATAATCGAGCCACCCTGCTTGTAAATCAGAAACTTTTCCGCCTGTACTTTTCATCTCAATAAACATTTTCAGTCTTGGTATAAATAAGTCTGGGACACCCGCAGACACCCCCTCAGCCTTTAACTTTGCGGCGCTAGCGATTCCCCTAAGCCCGCCATTTGGGATTGCAAAAATCTTTATTTTAGGGTGGTTTTTTCTCACCCAGGAAACAAATTCCCGTTGCTCTACATGTTCGCTGCGTTTTTTAAAATCATTCACGCTCAAACTCTCCCTCAAAATTTACATTTTCATCTTCAATAAAATAACGGGCTTTTACAAAAACTTCATGGAAACGGCCACGGCGTCGGATATATTCAGCCGGCACCATTCTGTTATCACACATAACGTAAACATCTTGACCTTGCGTGTATTCTTTTCCCATTTCTATCAATTCCATTTTAAAAATTCCTTTCTTTAACGTTGAAATATTTTCCAGATCTACGGTATTTGATCATTTTGGGCGGCGTTGCTTTGTTCATGTGCTCGCATATTGACGTAATATCAAACTCAATAGTATCAGTATCCACGCCTGAATCTGTCACAATGCGGCCCAATGTCTTCAATGCGATTCTGCCCGCAATCCCCTCATGGTTTATAGCTATAGGTTCAGTGACGTAATCTATTAGGCCCTGCCCTTTATATCTTACAATGATCATCTCTTTCCCACTTGCTCTTGCAGTGTGTGGGAGCCACTGCCAAGATTTTATTTCCATCTCTGATAACTCAATACCCATTATATCGTCCCCGCGAAGGCTAAATGTTTTTTCTGGCGGCGCCGGAAATTGAGCGCCACAATTCACACAATCCCGCGCAGATATTGCGCATATTTCCCCGCATTCGTCGCAAACTTTTACAGGGGCATCCCCTGCGCCTTCTCTTGCGTTTTTCTCTGGGGGCGCTACTGCTGTAATAGGCCCATGCATTTGAACCACGCCAGCAAAGTCCAAAACTAGGCAATGGTCCGTGTGGGGTTTAACACGCAGCCCACGGCCAGCCATCTGCACGTAGAGACCTGGCGACATTGTTGGGCGCAGCATCACAATCATATCGATATCAGGATGATCAAAGCCGGTGGTTAAAACGTTGGCATTCGTGACGGCTTTAATGCGTCCACTTTTAAAATCTGCCAACGCTTTTTCACGTTCAGCACGTGGCATGTCCCCCGTAATACAAACGCACGAAACTCCTTTCATGTTCAATATTTCAGCAATGTTTTGAGCATGAGAAACCCCGGCGCAAAAGAATAGCCACGCTTTTCTATCGCCACAAACAGCCAAAACCTCATCAATAACTGCGCAGTTCTTTTTGTCTACGTTAACGGCCGCCTGCAATTCTTTCTCAATAAATTCACCGCCGCGCTTATGCACCCCATCTACGATCAGCTTTTCTTTTGTAATTTTGCTTTTTAACGTAGACAGAAAACCTTTGAAAACAAGTTCTTCAATGCCAATTGGCTCAATCAATGCATCGAATATAGCGGGGGCGTCTGTAATATACCCGTGCCCCAATCTGTACGGGGTTGCCGTCAAACCTATAACCCGTATATGTGGGTTAATGTTTTTTAATGCCGCCAAAAATTGACGATAATTTCCATTTTCTTTGTGATTGACAAGGTGGCATTCATCTATTATGACGATATCCACATACCCCACATCATTCACTTTTTTAGCAATTGACTGGATCCCCGCAAAAGTTATGGGCTCTGTGAGATCTCTTTTTTTTAGACTTGACGAATATATGCCCATGGGTGCACCGGGCCAATGTTGGCGCATCTTTTCCGCGTTTTGTTCGATCAATTCTTTGACGTGCGTGAGCATTAGCAGCCGTGTTTCCGGCCATTCCTGCAAAATCTCTTTGCAAAGTGCCGCAACTATGTGACTTTTACCCGCCCCCGTTGGAAGGACCAAACAAGGGTTTCCGTCATTAGCTTGCATCCAGGCGTAGAGTTGATCTATTGCCCGGCGTTGATATTCTCTCAGTATTTCTTTTTTTTGCATAAAAACATCCTAAAGCACCGGGGAGATGTACCCCCCGGTTTTAAGTTTTACCTTTTTGCCCAGGGCGCTTTTTTCTCAGCCTCTGGTTGTGCATTCTGGTACGGATTTGGCGTTTGTTGACGTGGCGGCATCAAAACAGGGGCCGCAGATTCAATCTGCTTAAAATCTGAAACTTCATTCCGGTCACCGTATTGGGCATCAAGTTTTACTTTGAGCTTGATACTAACCGGCGCACCGATTAGCTCATCAGTGTCTGTAATTGACTCGAGCCCGCACACTCTCATGATTTTCCCAAGAGTTGCGCGTCCTATTTCCTCGGCCGCTACGCTTTTATTTTCAATATTAACAATTGAGATTATCAAACGCCCCGCGTGTGTTGGGCCTGCAATTTTGAATGTGAAAAAAATATACTTCCCGGCGCCGTCTTTTGTCGGCCGCAATTCTGCACCACTCACAAATGCCTGATACCAACCCTCTGGGATAACCTCAAACGCCGCTTTTGCCTCAGGTAATTGTGCTAAAAATATCGCTACATCTAATCTTGCCATTTTGTTTTCCTCCTGAATTATTACTAAACCAATTTTACTATATATGTTTTATTTTGTAAAGACTATTTCTTTTCTATTTTAAATGTTGGGCGCGCGCGTTTAGTTGTCATCGCACAAGCTAGCGCGGATTTCACATCAGCGCTAGCCGTTTTCCATTCCGATTTCTTTAACTCTGGTTTCCAGCGAAAAAACATTGACAGGCAATCATCTATCCCGGCAACACTAGCCGCATCCTGCAACATGTCGGCATCGATTGTGATTGTTTCATCTATTGTTACGTCAAAAAAGTATTGGCTTGATTCAATAGCAACCCGTTTTTCTTTTTCGTTTATTTCAAAGTTAGCGGCCAGCGTGTCTTCAATTGCCCGCCGCATTTTGTTTGCTGTTTGTTCCATTTTTTTAGCGCGACGCCATTGCCGGCCAAGTGTTTCAATTTCTTCTTGTGTCATTTTTTTGCTCTTTTCTTAATTTTTTCGATAATAGCCCCAAGGTCGGGTTCTTCCCAGGTTTCAAGCGCTCCACTTCGGTCCTTGGCTTGATAGACCCCGTCCGTGTGGCACATAAGCATAGATTCAGATTTCCCGTCTGGCGATGTTTCTTTACGCAAACAAAAAACTTCATCGAATTGATAAACGACATCAGGCGCAAGCTTTTGCCCTGGCATTGCCGGCCCATAAATTGTTTGCCCAAATTCGTCCCGATCACGCGCCATTTTCGCGATCATAAAAACGTCCATTAGTAGATCTCTAAATCCTCGAACAATTTCCAAAAATCTTTCATTTAAGTACAGATACGCAGATTGTCCATGTTTAGATGTCTTTTTTTCATTTTGCAAAACAATCTCCGCAATTTCTGAAAGGCTATCTAGTGCCACCGATTTATAGTTCCCAGACGCAGCCAATTCGTACGCCTCCCAAAGATCCTGCATTGTTGCCACTGTCACATAATCGATTGACTCATCCGCTAGTGACAACAAACCGGCTTCCGCACTAATAATGAGGGGGCTATCTAGTGTTGATATCAACCTTGTTTTACCAACGCCCGCCGCCCCGTAAACAAGGATATTGACATGTAGAGCGTCAATGTCCCCGGTGTTTTTAATTTGTAACATTTTTTTTACCTCCTAAGAATCTATGCGCCAATAATACCTCTGGACTGTTTACAATGTCAAGTGTTATTATTTGCGGCCAGGATTTAGGAGCGAACAAAAATGATTGAAAAACAGATAAAAGACGCCATGTCCGCGTCTGGAATAAACCCGCCGGTTTCGATAGATTTGGACGGCGTTTTGCATCGATTTGATACAGACGATAAACGTGGGAAAAGTGGCTGGTATGTATTTTTTAGCGACGGCGTCCCTGCTGGACGATTTGGGTGTTGGCGATCAGGGGTGGAGCAATCATGGCGGGCAGATATAGGCCGGCCGCTAACAACGATAGAAAACATGATCAACTCAAAGCGTATGAACGAGGCTAAACGGCAGCGGGACATTGAACGCGAGGCTCGACAAGCGGACGCCTCAGAGTGTGCACAAAAAATCTGGGACGCGTGCACAGACGCAGACGCCCACCCTTATCTCGATAAAAAACAGATACACGCGAACGGCGCACGGTTAGCGCCGGACGGGCGGTTAGTTGTCCCCGTTTTGGCCGCAAATAGCACAATCCAATCGCTGCAATATATTGACAACCACGGCGGAAAAATGTTTTTGAAAAATGGGAAAACAACTGGCGGGCATTATATTTTAGGAGACCCAAAGTGTGGGACTGTTTATATCGCCGAAGGGTTCGCCACGGCGGCAACAGTCCACCAGGTAACAGGGGCCGCGTGTGTCGTTGCGTTCAGCGGTCACAACCTAGCGAGTGTTGCCCAAACAATCACAGACAAAATAGGCTCTACCCGCGATATCGTGATCATTGCAGACAACGACAACGGCGGCCAGGGCCAACGTTACGCAATCGCAGCCGGGGAGGCCTCAGGTTGCCGCGTAATTACCCCACCAGAAACAGGCGACGCAAACGATTATCACAACAACGGCGGCGACCTGCTAGCACTATTATCTCCACCTAAAACATCATGGTTGATTCCGGTTTCCGAATTTTGCAAACAACCCGCCCCAATAGGGTGGCTAGTAAAAAACTGGCTACAAAGTGATGCGTTAATCATGATCCACGGCCCAAGCGGTGGCGGCAAAACGTTCGTGGTACTAGATTGGGCGCTACGCGTGGCCTCTGGCGTTCCCGAATGGGGCGGGGTGCG